ATAAGTTTTTTTCTTTGTTACTGCACTAAGTATAACATAAGTGTAGACCTTATGTCCACCTTTTTATAAAATAAATATTGTTTACTAAGAAGAAACTTTTTATTCTTGAGAGTACCAATTCAACGAACGCCCTTGTACCTATAGCATTACCCTACTTAAAATAACATAGTCTTAAATCAAGGCTAAGACAGGTTAGAATTGATTGAATTATTTTTGTATATAAGTACATAAGATTTATATACTATGGTATACTTTGTACTAGATACAAAGTAAGAAACCTTTTAACTACGGAGTAAGAAATGAAACAAATAAATAATATACCAACAAGCATAAAAGAACTAATGAAAAAACATAACATCAAAACTAATTATAAAGGTGGCATATTAAGTAAGCAAGAAAGAGATTATATAATATTTCAAATTATGAATTTAAAGGGGAAAAAATAATGAGTATAATTTTAGACACACCAGAACAAATAAATGATTTTAGAAATAGAACTTTATTAATGGGTTTGAAAGTTGAAATAACTTCAAATGGTTTTCAACTTACTAGAGGAAGAAGTTGTTACGCAAGAATCAAATCTCAATTTGGTTTCAAAGGTAACAAGCAAAAAGTTTATGACCAATTCAAAGAGTGCATTGATAATGGTGTACTATAAATAATCTTACTGAGTACCCGACAAAAACAGTCGGGTATTTTTTCGCTCTTAGCTTTTCACTCTGGCCGATGGCTCTTGTTCTTGATGTGCTTTTGATTTGCTCTTGCTCTATCATAGCCGAGCGATAAGCGAGTCCTTACTTAGCCCGAAGGGCAAATTTTTTTTTTGGAAATCGTAAAGGTTTCGCCTATGACGGCTCAGTTTTAGTAAAGCAAATCAAGAGCAGTAAGGTTTCGCCTATGACGGCTCACTAAGAGCAAAGCTAATCGACAATGAAAGAGCTAGTGCGAAAATCGATAGACAAAAAAAACCCCTCATTTTCAGAGGGGAAAAATATATTTTTTATTACGGAGTTTTAATTTCTTCCAGACTATTAATTAAAAAATCTTGATAATGAATTGTTGCGAGTGTTTCACTTGTTAAATTTTCTATTTGAAAACCAAAGTCATGAGCAAGTGATAAAGATTCTCTCAAACTCCAATCATGTTCACTTAAATATTCCATTGCCCTGTTGTAATATATAATTTCTTCGGCATAAATATATTCAAGTGCGTCATCATAAGAATTAAAAACTTCTTCAGTGTCTGCCATTGTATATTTTGTTTCTTCTTGTGCAATTATTGCCATTTTATTTCTCCGTTTGTGTTGGGGGATTTCTCCCCCTGTTAAATTAATCTTCTTCTGTATTTACTAGATTTAATTCTATTAAAGAATTTATAATTTGTGCAACCTGTTCGAAATGGTCGACATGAAATTCTATTTCAATAAACATTTTTCCTTCAACTGTAGTTTCAGTAACGTCAACTATTTTTTTATTGTGATGTAAAAGAAACCAAATATTTATAGCTGTGTTCATTTCGTATCTGCCAATTTTATGTATTTGTAATTTTATTTTGTTTGTCATTTTCTTACTCCGTTTTATTAGGTTTTTTTATATGGTTTTCCTTAAGTCCATATAGAAATTATCCTCTTTTTTTCAATGGTGTATATAGTTTCTATGGAACCAGCACCCTATTGTTTTTATCCAATCTGGACTAGTTGGGATAAATGAGTTTCTATTTATCTATTTCATCAGCTACAATATACGCTTAGTAATTAAGCACAAACTACCAGCCATAAAATTATATCTTTAATATTTCTTTTATATCTTTTCTCGTGGTAGATAATCTTTTAAATCTTTCCTGCAAAAAGTGGCTTTGATCCTTACGCTTCGCTTCAGGTACACGCAACTTTTTATGGGGAAATATTCTGCACCCCTCTCTCTTACATCTTACTCTCAGAAATGTGCTCAACTATGCTCCGATGTCGCTAAGTTTCGCAAGAGCATGAAGGATTCGCCTAAGAGTCGGCTCAACTCGGCCTAGCATAAGCCTAGAATAACATGAGTTTCTCTTGGACTCCAGTTATTACCAGCCTTATTGCCAGTCCTCGCAAGTCAAAAGCAGAGCAAGAGCCTTGTAGCCAAAGAACAGGCTTAGTTAAAGGAAAAGGTCAAGAGCACTGCCTTAGATATCTCAGCCCAAGACTAGTGTGGGGGGAGGCTCATGCTACCGTACATACTAATATATTACCTCCAACGCACAAAAAACGAAATATGAAAAAAGAACACAAGCTGTGCTATAATACTTGCAAGATAACTCTACTCTGAGCCTAATGGCAGAAACAAAGAAGAAACGCGGTAACCCTAACTTCCACAAGGGCATGAAACCATTGAACGAAGTAGGTAGACCTAAAGGTTCTGTCAACAAGTTTACTGCTTTGGCTAGGGAATTAATGTCAAATAAATCTCCCGAGATAGTCCAAGCGGTAATAGATAAAGCTATGGAAGGCGATGTACATTGCTTAAAAATGTGCCTTGATAGGATATTACCTGTACACAAGGCGGTTGACTCTAGTCGAACTAAAGCAGATGCACAAGTCATCATTAATGTTTCCTCTCTGGATAGCATACAACAAAAAATTGATATGACTCCAGAGGGCGAACTTATAGAACCCGAAGAGAAATCAGACGATGAAGTAATCGTTAATATAGATTCATCACCAATGACTGAGAAGTTTGATGGCTGAATTAGATATTAATTTACACCCTGCTCAATTAGAAATATTTAAGTCGGATAAACGATTTAAGATTGTTGCTGCGGGTAGACGCTTTGGAAAGTCCTACCTTTCTGCTTGGTTATTATTAATCAACGCAATCCAGTCTGATTCTAAAGATGTATTCTATATAGCCCCTACATTCCAACAAGCAAAAGATATTATGTGGGCGATGCTAAAAGAGTTAGGTAGAGATTTAATATTACAAGCCTACGAGAATACTGCAGTTCTTACACTTATTAATGGTAGGAAGATATACCTTAAAGGAAGTGATAGACCAGAAACATTGCGTGGCGTTGGACTAGCATACGTTGTTTTGGACGAATACGCTTCGATGAAGCCTGTGGTATGGGAACAGATAATAAGACCGACTTTGGCTGACGTGGAGGGTCGGGCACTCTTTATTGGTACGCCCGCAGGAAAAAATCACTTCTTTGATTTGTACCAAGACGCACAGGATGACGAGGATTGGGATTGTTTTCAGTTTACCTCTATAGATAATCCTTTTTTATCTGAAAAAGAGATTGCTGCTGCAAGTAAGTCAATGTCCTCAATGTCGTTTAGACAAGAGTTTGAAGCGTCATTTGAAACCTTTAGTGGTGGTATCTTTAAAGAAGAATGGTTTAAAGAGTCAGAAGAACCAGAAGAAGGTAGTTATGTTATAGCTGTTGACCCAGCAGGTTACGAAGATAGTGAAAAAGAAAGAAACTTAAAGCGTTCTAGGTTAGATGAAACCGCTATAGCGATAGTAAAGATTGACCGTGATAAGTGGTGGGTTAAGGATATACTACATGGTCGGTGGAACATTAAAGAAACCGCCAAAAAAATTCTTTCATCTGCGATGAAGGTAGAATCTACTTCGGTAGGTATTGAAACAGGTGCATTGCGTAATGCTATATTACCATACTTGCAAGATGAAATGAGAACAGAAAACCAGTTTATATCTATTATAGAGTGCCGACATGGTGGCAAAAAGAAACTAGATAGAATAACATGGTCATTGCAAGGTAGAATGGAACATGGTCAGATAACATTTAATGAAGATAAAGACTGGAAGTATTTTAAAAACCAGATGTTAGACTTTCCAAACAAACTTGCACATGACGACTTGCTCGATAGTCTTGCGTATATTGACCAAGTAAGCGTGGCAGACTTTGCACATACAATAGAATTAGAAGATGATTGGAGTCCAATAGATGATGTGGCAGGATATTGAAGATTTAGACCAACAAGAATATGATGATGTCTGGGAGTTTGCTCAAGATACATCTAATATTAAATTAAGGTATGTAGCTGCTTTGTCAATTATTGCTAATTTAGCAAATGACTTAGACCCTAAGTTATTACCTAATGATGAAAATGTAGACCTATCTATATGTAAGATGATTATGGATGGCTCAATTGAAATAGAAAGTTTGAGTGATAGCATACATTAGAACTACTGTTTGTGATATAATCGCCAACAATTTCTGGAGAATAATTTTTTATGCACGATAAGAAAGAATTACAATACCAAGCATTAGCTAGCTGGCTTAACTACAGACTAGACTCTTGGAGAACGCACAGAGAACAAAATTATACTTCTAAATGGGATGAATACTATCGTCTATGGCGTGGCATTTGGAACGAACAAGATAGAACAAGAACAGCAGAACGCTCAAGAATTATAGCACCTGCCTTACAGCAGGCAATTGAATCTTCGGTTGCAGAATTGGAAGAGGCAACATTTGGTAGAGGTAAGTTTTTTGACATACAAGATGATATGTTAGATGCAGATAATAGTGAAGCTGAGTACATACGCAATTTACTCCAAGAAGATTTAGAAAAGACTGGCTGCAAAGACGCAATAGCAGAGGTTTTTCTT